GGACTTGACTGTAAAAACTCATGATACATAATAAAAGAATGTAAACACGCTAGTTTTTCGGTCAAATACAATCTTTTTAAGAACCCGTCTCAAAGCATTCCCTTTATCTTCGTTGCTTACGTTTGGATCCAGAACGAAATCATAAATGGTGGCGATTTCGGCCAAAAGTTTTTGCTTATGAGCAATTTGATTGGAAAAGTCAGGCTGTTCTTGATGCAGACGTTCCAAACTGGTTAATAAGCTTTTACGTTCGGCTTGCAACCGACATTTATTGTCTTTATATTCTTCCAGAGTATCAACTTCATTTTCATACGCTTCTTTGATTCTCCGTTCTTTTGTCTCTAAACGGGTAAGAGCTTCCAGTATCAGAGCCTCTTCACTCTGATTTTGAATATCAGCAGAAGGAACATATTCATAGTTGATAGACTGCGTATCGATTGCAGATTTTAATGAATCCAACACAGCTTTTTCGGCGATTCGTGCAGATACGCTGCAAGAATCTGGGTGGAATCCTTTTGAGTATCTCCAGCATTGGAAAAAGTCAGGCCGCTTTTTCTGATCTTTGGATCGACAGAAGCCAAGACTTGAACCACAGGTTCCACACTTTAAAAGACCAGATAACCAATGGGCAGTGGAGGAAGCTTCTCGCCGCTGTTTGGGGTGATATTCTGCATTTATCCGTTCCTGAACGGAATCAAAAATAGAGGCTACAGAGGGAATCAATTCGTGGGATCCTGTAAATTTGATTCCGTTCCAACACACCTCACCTTTATAAAAGGGGTTGGTGAGGATTCCGTGTACTGTACGTCTCCCAAATGCGTTTCCACGGCGGGTAACATGACCTTGTTTGTTTAGGTTGCGGGCAATGTAAGTCATATCTTTACCCTGATTATAAGATTGGAAGATATACTCCACCAGAGGAACGGCCTTTGGGTCTAAAACAAAAGGTTTACCTTCACCAATAGCCTGATAGCCCAAGCAGGGAGTTGCCTGATAACCGGATCGGAGCGCTTTTTCTGTCATACCGCGCAGGACTTCTCCAGAAAGGTTGTAAGAATAATATTCATCGAACCATTCAATGATGGTTTCGATTAGACGTCCGAACATACCCTCCATAATGGGTTCGGAGACACTTTTAATCTCCACACCGCATTTTTTACGTAGGATGCCTTTGTAAAAGGTACTTTCTTCCTGATTCCGTGCAAAACGTGAGAACTTCCACAGATACAGGCGTTTAAAAGGTGAAGGCTTCTGTGATTTAGCTGTAGCGATCATCTTTTGGAATTCCGGCCGGTTACTGGCCTTTCTTCCAGATATACCTTTGTGCTCTATAAAAATATACTCAGTTGGTATAAAAAAGCCGTCTTTTTTAGCTTCTTCTTGGATCACACGCACCTGTGCATCTGGTGACAGCTCTGTCTGATCATCTGTACTTACCCGGATGTAAGCAGCTCCGATTTCTAAGAAAGATTCAGTATTTTTTGTAGTCATAATATTGCCTCCTGCTTAAAATGTATTAAAAAAGGGTATAAAAAATACACCTCTTGTGCAGGTGCCACTGAAATGGTATAATCTGGAATGGAGTGGATTATATCTTTCAGTATACCTGATAAGAGTGATCTATGTTAAAGCGGTTCCTGTTGGCGCAGGGATCGCTTTTGTTTTCATAGTTAATTTTTGCTTTCTAGTTGTTGAACTTCTTTAGAATATTGATCAACTAATTTTAAAAACTCAAAATACCAATCAGGCACTTTATACTTTCTGGCTTTGTATGGAATGCATCGTTCGCATGGAGCATATTTCTGCGCAGCAATAAAAAGGTGGATAGGTTTTGTTGCTTCAGAACAACCAAACTGTCGATGATAACATTTACCGTTGCGAGAAATATAAACCCGCATATGTTTTTCGACAGTGGGCTGGACATAATAATGAGGTAAATAATTGCTGTCAAATGTAACCCCGCTTGGTACCCCGGCTTCATATAAAAGTTCCTTGGGGAAAGGGAGTGCATCAACCGTAAGTGTTTGTAACTGATTTTGAAAAAATTGATTTTGTTCTTCCTGCTGAGTTAAAGCACATACTACTTTTTGAGTTGCATTTTGAGCCTTTGCAAGATCAGTTTTTAAAATATCAATTTGAAGTTGTAAGGATTCTATTTCATGGATTTTTACAAGTTTTTCATACTCCACGGAATGTAAGTAATCCTTTGTATTTTTTAATTCTTGTTGTAAAGCAGAAATCTCAGTTTTTAATTCATTAGAAGTTTGAATTAATTCGTTTTTTTCGGATTCCATTTGATTAATCTTCTGAACCCAGTTAGTGCTTTTTAAAGCAGTGTACTCAGATTCAATGTCCTCTTTTTCTTTGCACACTACAGATAATTGCAAAGAATGTTTTTTATTAATCTTAAATAAGTAATAAAGAATAAGAAAAATGAGGATACTAAGCACACATACCAATATTTTAAATCCGAATAGTTGATTTTTATTATTTGTCCATTCAATTTTACTGGGAGAAGAATTTGCAGTTTCTTTGTAATAAAGAGATTCTGCCGGTAGAGCAGAGTTTTCAGATGAAACTACGTCTTCGGATTGAGTGGGCATATATGGACAGATGCCATTAGGATGCAAGTGGGCTGGTTTACCGTGATGATAATGATAGCTTCCAGTATTGTGATCATAATGACCGCCGTACGAATCTGTTCGTCCGGGATGCCCAAATACATTATATGGAACAAATAATAAAATACAGGAAACGAAATAAATTAACATTAGATATCGTTTATGTCTCATAGCATTTACCTATATTATACTGGATTGTTATTTATCTTTTTTGTTTATAATATCGTTATAGGCACTAAAAAAGTGTAACAATAGTAAACTCCTTTTGTAAATGTAATGAAAGGAGTAATTGATTGACAGGCACGATTAGCTATAATTTATACGTATTACGGGTGGAGAGAAAGTTGTCTATTAGAAAACTTTCAGAGTTATCCGGAATAAGTAAATCACAGATTAATAATATCGAGAATGGGAAACAAAATCCCACTGTATATACATTATGCTGTCTAGCAGAGGCATTAAATGTATCACCGTATGATCTGTTTACTTACTGTCCATCATAGTGGACAAATCTTCCTAAATCCACACAAAGTCTATGCCGCACTGTATAATTGTATTAACAGCCAACTAACTGTAGAGAAAGGAAGGTACATATGATGAACACGAATCATGTCAAACAATTTCTTGTCCAAAACATAATGAGCATGGATCAGTCAGATACCTTATTTCTTCAACAGCTGTTTACGCTGTTGAAACGGTATCTGGAGAGAAGAGGGCATTAGCCCTCTTTTTTTTGGGCTAAATCTTTCAAAATATTATCAGCAAGTTCATTAATTGCCTGCTTTGATTTAGGGCTTAGTGCTTGGTAACCCTTCATGATTTCGATAATGATATCATAAAAAGCATCTTTATTTGAATCTAACATAGAAGCAACCAGCGCAGCAGTTTCGTTTTCTTCCGGGAGTTCTAAGAACATAGATCCTTCCCCAGTTCTAAACCAAGATTCATTGACTTTAAATTCTCTACAAATTGATATAATCATCTGTTCAGTCAAATTGCGTTCGCCTTTTTCAAGACGACCAACAGCAGATCGTGTTATTCCTACTTTTTTCCCAAATTCCTCTAAGGTGATATTTAAAACGGAACGTAATTGTTTTAAGCGCTCATTCATAAGTTTTTTCCTCCTTTATATGGATAGAGTAGCATAAAAAGGGGTCAAAGTCAACAAAATAATATTGACAAACGGGACTAAGACCCGTATAATGTAACCATAGACAACAAGAAAGGAGAAAAAACAACCATGGAAGAAAAGAAAAACAAAATGATCGTGGAAATGGTAGAGAAACTGCGCCAGATGGATAGTAACAGCTTAGTTATCATGAAGGCATCTGTAGATATCCTGGCAGCAAAGGAGCGCCTGGACAAAGAAGAGGCGAAAACGGCATAGAGCCAAGCAACAAGTACATGCTCTAATGCATAAAGATGTTAAGAAAGGAGGCGTTGGATGAAGAAAGAGTACACAATAGTCAATCTGGTAGAGATTGACGGTAAAGTTTTAAATTTAGAAGAACTTCCACCAGAACAGCGAAAGCAGCTGGCGTTGAAGTGGCAGGATAAGATCATGCAGCCTGCGGGATACATAAGAAAGACCGCCTAAGAGCGGCCTGGTGGACAAGTTGAGAAAAGGAAGGAATGTAAAGATGGATACAGATTACTATAGACGGCTCTTCCATGGAGCAAAGGAAGCATGTGAGGATTGGAAATATCGCTGCTGGATCATGGAGGCAATCGCGCTTATTTCCATACTTTGTAACATTTGGCAGGCATGCAGATGAGGAAGTGGAATAAATGCCGCAAATGTGGCTGCTTTCTGGATCCGGGAGAAGGAAGTATCTGCGATGATTGCAGAAGAGCACAAGAAAAGGTAAAGATAGTACCGACCATTCAGGAACATGGCGGACAGTACCGGTTGTTTTTGAAACCAGATAAAAAAGAATAAAGCCCTGGTATGGGATTGGAGAACCGGGGCTTTACTCAATATCAAAAATCATGCAAGGAGATTATACCATCCAAAGAGCTGGATGCGCAAGTGAAATATGAAAAAAGGAATAATTACTGAATATAACGAATATTGCCTGTTTTGCGGCAGGCCAGTTGAAGCAAAGCATCACCTGATCGGAGGACCGAACAGGAAAAAGGCAGAGGAAGACGGACTGAAAATCCCGTGCTGCAATAACTGCCATAACATAGGAGATGTGCTTACGCGGATCCATGGAAATCCAATGGCAGAGATGATGTCCAAGATGATGGGACAACTTGCCTGGGAGAAACGTGCGGTTGCAGGCGGAAAAACAGAAAAAGAAGCCAGGGAAGCGTTCCGTAGCAGATACGGGATCAGCTACCTGTAGGAGACTATATGGAAGATCATAAGGTTAGAGCAGAATATAGAGAAAAAGGCAGAAAAAGAAAAGAAGCGGAACTGATAGACATGGAAAAGCACCCATCACCGATGAGTGAAAGCTTCAGAAGACCGGCATACGCTGGAACGGCGCTGTGTCCGGATCCAACCCGTAGAGGGAAACAACTGGTATCTCGTCCTGAAAAGGACTGATACATATAGAAACTTGTGGTCAGCAGAATATGTCACTACCCAATCTATTATACCCAGTATACTACTGACCGAAAGGGCCGGGAACCTATCAAACCTCCTTTACCCGGCCCGAAAGGAGGGACCATGTACAACATGGATATTAAAACAAGAGGAAGGAAATACAAATGAATATAAAAAGAGATAAAACATATCAGGCTAGGATGGACGGCCTCAAATATGCCCTGGAAATAGTAGAAAGGGGCGGGATAGAAGAATTAAAGAAGGAGATCAGGGTTAGAAATGCCCAGTTCATTCCGCTGGAAGTATCGGCAAAAAAGGCGAATGAGATAAGCCAGGTCTTGGCACACAGAATATTAGCGACATTTACCCCAACGGTGATGTTTTCGCTGAATCAGGAGTTCCACTTTGGAAAGGACAGGCTGCTGAGGTGGAAAGATGCTTTTATTAATCTGTGCAACATGATGGATGCAATAGACCCGTTTGGTTGCCAGTATGAAACAGCCAGGGACTATGCGGAAGTTTTAAAGCAGAAATATGGTATTGAATTTGATTGGGACAGCATCGATGAGGTTATCGGACTGAACCAGAAAAAGCGAGGGCAGATGTGTGATATTGATTATGTAATTAGCTTCCTGGAAGAAAAAGGCCAGAAGAAAGCAGCGCAGTTGATCCGGGAATATGGAAAAAGATAAAGGAGACAAAATGTATTTGAAAAAAACAGAGCTGGAACAGGCTTTGAGAGAAAATATGCAGTCAACGCTTGAGAACTATGGCGGAGACAGCATAGCAGAGGATGCCATTTGCTTTTGCTATGATTCAATGCTGGCAGTAATTAAACAGCTGGCAAAAGACAAGAGAGAGATAATGTCAGAGGAAGAATTGGTGCTATTACTCTGCATTGTGCAGGATGATACGCGCCATCAACATCAAGATCTTGAAATATGTAAGCTGCATGGTCTTGATGCAGCAGAAACAGTGAAAAGCCGTATTGCTAAAAATGAGGCGCTTGAAAAGAAACTTAAACAAATGATTGCGGAGGAGACCCGATGAATGACCCAAAGAAAGTATCTGTCCCGGTCTGCTGCATCTGCCAGAAGGTGATCAATGGAGATGCAGAGTGGATCAGGACAAAGAGAGGGACTGTATTGTACATGCATAGAGAGTGCGTGAGGAAGGAAAGAAATGGAATCAGTACAGGAACGGATGCAGCGGTTAGGAACGAAAAATAAGATTGCTTATTTTATCGCAAAAGAAAAAGAGCCGTATGAATTTAAAAGGCGATATGCAAGGATCCGTGCAGAGGAATTCGCCAGGGAATGTGATGGGCGGGAACTCAATTATCACGTATCAGTTGGCGGACTGGATAGCATTGTACTGTATTTGTTTTTGCATGAGATTTGCGGTATTGATGCACCGGGAGTTAGTGCATCATCTCTGGAAGATAAATCTATTCAGAGAGTACATAAAGCACTTGGGATTATCAATGTTCCGCCGTTAAAGCGGAAAGATGGTAGCTTCTGGACAAAAGCAAAAGTAATACAGGAGTTTGGCTTTCCGGTCATATCGAAAGAAGTTGCTGCCAAAATAGAACTGTTGCAGAATCCGTCTGAAAAGAATAAAACGGTTCGCCATGCGATTATCACTGGTGAGACGGGAGCTTATGGAGGCTGGCAGAAAAATTCAAAGATGCAATTAAAACAGCGCTGGTTAGAGCTGTTTGGCGGTTATGAAAATGAAACAGAGGGCTGCGACTTCCGGAAACCGGACTTTTTGGTATCTTCCAAGTGTTGTTATTACCTCAAAGAAAAAAATTGTGATGACTGGGGAAAAGAACATAACAGCGTACCTTATCTGGGACTTATGGCATCAGAGGGTGGTCGTAGGGCAAAAAGTCTGAGAATGAATGGTTGCAATTATTTTGGAGCGTCTACGATCAGGTCAGCACCATTTGCAATCTTCGGCCGGCAGGACATTTTGACGTTGGCATTAGAGATGGACAAGCTCTGGAAGGACGGTCTGAAAGAAAAATACCGTCAGAAGTTATTAACAGTTGGAAAGATTGCTGAATGTTTTGTAATGCCAGACAGTATTATTCCGGAAATTTACGGAACCATAGAACGACAGCCGGATGGTACCCTCTATACCACAAAAGCTCAGCGGACCGGTTGCAGCATGTGCGGGTTTGGAATCCACATGGAAAAGCGGCCACACCGGTTTGACATGCTGTATAAGAGCAATCCAAAGGAATGGGACTATCTAATGTTTCATCTTTGTAAAGATGCAGAAGGAAAAGAATACGGTTGGGCGAAAGTCCTGGATTATATCGGTGTCGGTTGGGACCCGACCACAATCGGTGGAAACTGTAAGGGCCAGATGAGCATTTTTGATATGTAAAATTTCGGTTTGAAAGAATAGGTTAAGCTATTATCTCGTGATTTTCTACCATGTTTCAAAAGATAGTCACGAGATATCAGGAGGAAGAATGGTTACAGTAACGATGGAAGCTGAAAAAGAAACAGCAGTATTGAAAGGAAAGACAGCACTGGGGCTTACAATTGCCGATGGAAAAGGAGGCTTAATTCTTAATGCCACTTGGGAAGGTGAACATTTAGAGATGGATGAGGCTATAGCCGTGCTTGACTGCATGATTGAAAAGCATGTAAAAGATATGTTCTCTGATCCGAAAGCAAGGATCACCATATGTGCGCATATGATTGGCTTTTTAACAGATATCCAGAAAGAAGAGATATCGAAGCTCTTGAAGGAAAAACCTTCAGATAGGAGATAGGATGGAAAAGGTATATAACACGATCTGCGAAGACTGCGGAACTGTATTTAAAGCTAAAAGTAAGAGAGCTTTTTTATGCCCCAAGTGTGTAAAAAGGCGGATATCTGAATCTCATAAAAACAAAAATTAAGATTTGCATAAGGAGGACATAGCAAATGTGCAGATTGATTGATGCAGATGAAATGATAAAAAGACTGCAAGAATGGAATACGAAAGATGCTATGGATACAGCTTTGTTTAATTTTGCATTGCATAGAATCCTAGAACAACCGACTGCCTATGATGTGGATGAGGTTGTGAAACAGTTAAATGAGAAAAAAGAAAACCTTGGTTTTATAAAAGCTATAACCGATACAAGTGCTTACATCAAGGGAATAAATGATGCAATTGAGATTGTAAAAGAACGTGGCCAAAATAAGAGCCACCCAAAGCCTAGATATATTTATTAAGATTGAGGTGCGAATTGTTTGATATTGAAAAAGCCAAAAGTAGAGGGTTAAAACCAGAACAAATAGAAATCATGCAAAAGATTAATGAAAACAGTTTAAAAAGAGATAATTGTAAAAAGCATGATTTTGTAGATGGCAGCAGATTTGGAAAGTATAGATGTAAAAATTGTGGCTGCGAAGAGGGAGTAGAATTTGTATTAGGCTATAAACAAGGCTTAAAACATGCATCAGAAAATTAAGATTTTAGGCGAAAAATTTTAATAAAAGATTTTTCCAGAAACTTATGTTAAAGAGATTTTTAATTAAGATTTGGAGGGAGAAATGAAGAGTATACAGTTGTATGTGTGTGAGCATTGCGGAACGAAGTATAAAGACAAAAATGAGTGCAAGAAATGTGAGAGTAACCATAGGGCTGCGCTGGAAATCCATGATATGAGGTTCCATGCTTGCAAAGATAGTGATAACTATCCTGATAAGGTAGAACTGAAAATGGCTGATGGCAAGATGATTTGGTATCATCGGTAAATTAAGATATTGCCTGTAAGAGAGTGGGTGATACCGTTTGTTAGAGATTAACAAAATATACAACGAAGATTGCCTTGAAGGTATGAAGAAAATTGATGATAAGTCAGTCGATACAATTATTACAGATCTCCCTTATGGGCAAACCTCACGAAATAAATGGGATTCAGTTATTCCATTTGAACCATTATGGGAACAGTATGAAAGAGTTATTAAGGATAATGGAACAATAATTCTATTTGCAAATGGTATGTTTACTGCAGATCTGATGCATAGCAATCGCAAGCTTTGGAAATATAATCTTATCTGGCAGAAAACACAGCCAACCGGATTTCTAAATGCCAAAAAGATGCCGTTGCGTTCTCATGAAGATATCTGTATTTTCTATAAGAAACCACCCACATATAATCCTCAAATGACAGACGGTCATGAAAGAAAAGTATCAAAGGCGGCACATCATGTAAATGCAAAAGAATCAACGGATTATGGTAAGAGCGAATGGCAGGATTATGACTCTACAAAACGATATCCGAAGTCAGTATGGACATTTGCTAAAGATACTCAAAAAGCAGCCTATCATGGCACACAAAAACCTGTTGCTCTGATCGAGGAACTTATTAAAACATATTCTAATCCTGGCGATTTGATTTTGGATTCTTGTGCCGGTAGTTGTACAACAGCAATTGCAGCTATGAACACAGGAAGAAATTATATTTGTTTCGAAAAGGATAAAGACATTTTTGAAATAGGAAGTAAAAGAGTAACAGAATATAGCAAATAACATCTAATAAATAAGAGAATAACAAATCAGAAAGGAAAAGTTAGGGTAGCTACTAAGGACATGTCACCTTTCTGGTGAAGAAATGAACAACAAGAAAGTATTAGCGGGTGCAAAGCTTGCAGGCGGCAATCCAGAAAATGGAAGGGTTGAAGATGATTACTATGCAACTAATCCAGAAGCAGTAAAAATGTTGCTGACTAAATATACATTTGATGCACATACAATTTTGGAGCCTTGTGTTGGTGGTGGGCATATCGCTAATGCAATCAATGATTTTTATACAACCAAGAGAGAAATTACAGGGATGGACTTAGTAGATCGAGGATATCCTGGAACAATTGTTGCTGATTTCCTTACATATAAAACTGATAAAAAATATGAAGGAATTATCACAAATCCACCGTACTCGCTCGCAAAGGAATTTGTAGAAAAGGGTATGGAGTTACTGGAAGATGATGGTCAAATGGCTATGTTTCTCAAAATCCAGTTCTTGGAAGGTGCTAAGAGGAAGGAGTTATTTGACAAATATCCGCCGAAGTACATTTATGTTTTCAGAAACAGAATGGCGACTTGGAATAGTGGATTAGAGAAAGACCCAAAGACAGGAAAACGTTGGGCGACAACTATGTGTCATGCTTGGTTTGTTTGGGAGAAAGGAAGTACATCTGAACCGGTAGTAAGATGGTTGTAGTTAACATGAAATGTGAGTTCCAAGAGGAGAAAACAATATGAAAAAATGTGTAGTTTTAGAAATTGAAAGTAGAGTAGAATTTGAAAATAAAATGAACGAGTATTTATCAGAAGGGTACAAAGTAGAAGCAAGTTCTTGCAATAGCAAATATTATAAAGCAATTTTGGTACTAGAAGAAGAATAAACTGCGCTTCTGAGAAAGGTGTTCTATGGGAAACAAATGTAAAGAATGTATTTATTATCATAAAAACAATGGTACTTGTCAGCTTAAAAAGTGTTCAACAACAGGATATGGATATGTGACTATCTTTGATGCGTTATCCTGTGAATATCCCAGAAAGGATCAAAGATGAATATTTATTTTAAGATTGGAGGAAAATATAATGATGAAGTTAAACGAAACAGTAGAAATGATGAACAGCGCAAACTATAAAGAGAGATTTAAGGCTGAGTACGATCAGCTTGCAATCAGATATTATGGATTAAAAAATATGCTTGCAAAATGGGATGACGGAACACTCTCTTTCAAACCGACTTGTCCAAGAAGCATATATAACATGCAGATAAAAGCTATGACAGATTATCTTGCTGTGCTTGAAGCGAGAGCTGTTATGGAGGGTATCGAGCTTAGTGATGTAAACTGAAATAACCCAAAATTTAATAAGCATACGGAAAGGGAGGTAGTGATATGGCAAGACCGAAGAAGAAAGCAGAAGATAAAGCCGTCAGACAGAGCGTGAGCATGGATCCTGTGCAGCTCCGGCAAGTAGTGGCTTACTGCCAGAAGAATGAAAGAACCATAGCGTGGCTGATAAAAAAGGCTGTTGCAGCCTTCCTGGAGGCAGAGGATAAAGTTGCATAAAATTAATAACGTTATGCAGTAAAACTGAAATTTAGTGGAGAGATTTTATGACATACAAAGGTTATGAAGCAAAAATCGAATATGATTCCAAAGAAATGATATATGTGGGAACTCTTTCTAACTGCTCTGATTTGGTAAGTTTTCATTCCTCCAATATACGCGATTTGCGGGAAAAATTTCGTTTAGCGGTGGATAATTACCTGGCATTATGTGAAAAAACTGGAAAGATACCAAGATAGGAAGAAAAAATGAATAAAGTTAATTTATATGAATTGTACGACAGAAATACGTACTGCGGAATGTATACGAGCAAACAGTTGCGAAAAATGCTGCAAGTGAGCAGCCAAAACATCTCGGTAGCAGCTCGTTTAAATAGTCTGATAAAAAGAAGATATAGATTGAAACACTTTGAAATTGAATGTGAAGTAGCTCTAAATAAATACAGTGCACAGCTTTGTGCAGATTGGGATGAAACAAGGACCAGGATGCTTAAAGGTGATGGCAAATGGTTTAGAGAAGAAAGGAGAAAAGCCGATGGAAACAGAACACAGTAACAAAAAAACAGGCAGATCATTAACCGCCCAAGGTACCATGATCCGCCGTTCTGCTTAAGATAAGTATATCATATATACCCTTCTTAAGCAAGGAAAAGGAGGATATCTATGACAAATGAGAATGTTAAAACACAGGTTATTAATGATGTAATCGTTGCCATGTCAGCATATATTGCTGCTGATTTAATCCAAATTCTGGAGCGCGTGATAGTTGACAAGACGATAGATGTGGTTATGGAAAGAATCAATACGCTACCGGCAGAGATTAAGGATAGTGTGGATCAACAGAATGAGTACATAATAAAACTCTTTTTATATAAGAAGAAAAAGCTTCGTGAAGGGACTAAATATGGTTATATGGCATCAATCAAACGCCTGATCACGGTGTTGGACAAGCCATTGGTGCAGATGGATGAGCATGATATATTTTACTATCTCAATTGGTATGAGAACCGGAATGTACCAGTAACTGGACGAAAAAATCAGAACTCAACTTTGAATAGCGAAAGAAGGTATTTGTCCGCTTTCTTTTCCTGGATGCGGAAAGAAAAGCTTATAACTGTAAATCCAGTTGAAGCAATCGAGCCATTAAAGGTGCAGAGAAAGCCTATAGATTTTTTTACACCGGAAGAAATGGCACGTTTAAGAGACAGTTGCCGGACCTTACGGGAACGAGCCTTAATTGAAGTACTGCGCAGTACCGGGGCACGCGTAGGAGAAATTGTTGAGATAACTGTTGACCAGATCAACTGGGAAACAGGGGATATTTTGATTCTAGGTGAAAAAAGTAACCGGTATCGGACCATATATCTGGATCCGGATGCTTTATACCATTACAAAAAATATTGGAACTCTAGGACAGACAACAATGAACATATGTTCGTATCAAAGAGCAAGCCTTATAAGCCAATAGGGACATCTTCGGTACGGACAATCATGAAAGAAATTGCGGAACACGCAGGTGTGACAAACCGGTGTTATCCTCACAAGATGAGGAAGACACTGGGAATGGAGTTGAAAAACAGAGGCGTAGATATAGGAACGATCCAGGAAGTCCTGGGTCACGCGGATTCTAAAGTAACGAGTATGTACTATGCTCAATCAACACCGGACACGTTGAGGATGATTAGAAAAAGGGCAGTTTAATAGAAAAAGGATTGGGGCCTGTAACGGGCCCCAAAAAAAAGGTCAGGGGGAAATCCTCTTTGCCGTCCTTGTAATGGGTATTAACAAACGGCAGAAATCTCTAAATATTTAGGAACTAAAGAGGAGCAGCATGAAGCACTACGATAACTATGATTATGAAATAGCATATGATAAACAGGCAGAGAAGCTGCAGGAGTGGGAGATTGAAAAGCTGATCTCTGAGCAGAGGGTGAGCTGCCTTTATAGGACAACAACGAATAGATCTAAAAATCTGGTGAGTGGTGACGAGCTGCTAGAATCACAGGTGTATCCATCCTTCCTGAAAAGGGGAGATATGCCAGTAACCCTGAAAAAGAGAGAAACCAAACCGTCACAAAAAAATCTGAATGATAAGAACTCAAGAAGGTATTGCATCAGACTGGCCTGCATCAATTTTGGCAAAGGCGATATCTGGGCAACATTTGGTTGGAATGATGAGTACATGCCAGGAGATGCCAAAGCTGCTATCAAGGACATTCGGAATTTTATTACGAGGATAAACTATCGCAGAAAAAAGAATGGACTGAAAAATATTAAATACATATACATCCTGGCATTTGATGGAAAAGTCCGTCCACATTTCCACATCCTTATGACAGGAGAGGGTGTGGATCGTGATGAGCTGGAAGATATGTGGAAAAAGTGTGACCGAAAAAATACTCGGAGAATTAAGCCAGATGAGGATTTTTTGATTACAGGATTAGCAACATACATTACGAATAACCCAAGAGGTACAAAAAGATGGTGTGCCTCCAAGAACCTGAAAAAGCCACCGGAACCGACCAGAAGTTACGGAAAGTTCCGCAGAGGGAAAGTGAACCGGATGGTAAAAAATGATGATACCATGCGACAGGAAATGGAAAAAGCCTATCCAGGATATAAGTTCCTGGATGCAGAGGTTAAATATAATCAGGATCTGGCGATGTTTTACATCTATGCCCGGATGATCAAACATGGATCCCGTGAAGATATGCAGAAAGGGGGAAAGAGAAGAAAGGGGGAGTTGCGAAGTTGAATTATAGTGTACGGGTAAGATGCCCTTACTATGAGACTATGGCAAGTGACACAAAAAAGCAGGCAACAATAACCTGTCAGAACATATGCTGCAATCTGGGGTTTGAGATCAAAAACCAGATCGTTTTTACGTGCCATGAAGAAAAAAGCAACTTTGCCGGGATATTTTGCGAAGATATGTATGAGACATGCCCTTACTTTAAGGGAATCTATAAAACACAAATGGAGGATGAGAAGAAATGAAAAAGAAAATGAGCTTAATGGAGAGAGTGAAGATTGCAGAACGGAGAGAGGCAGAGGCAAAACGCCAGGCAGAGAGGGACAGAAAAAGATTTATGGAGGCAGATTTGATTGCAAAAGGAGCCATGGTTTGGGTGTCAGCTCTGGCAAGAAGAGAAGGCCCAGTGATCCATGTGAGCGCTGAAGAGATTGAAAAAGCAAGAGCGGGAAAATATAAATGCCGTATGGTAGCAGATGGATCTGTTGATATGGTGGAAGAAGGATATTTTGAGAAATTTTATGAGTAAACACAATCGGACATGCTGATGTGCGCATACATGCGCGCGCGGTAAGTTAGTAGAGAAGCCCTGATATAGGGCTTTTTTGCGTGGGAAAAACCGGACAAAGGTGGGGTGGTAGAGAAGGGACAGGAAAAAATATAAAATTGATGCTATGAGGTGGTGATATGGCGGAAAAGAAGCGAAAAGCAGCAGGCCGCCAGAAATGGCGGGAATGGGCAGAAAGTGAAGAGCATCAGGCGGTTCTGTCAGCTTGGGCAAGAGCCGGAATGACAGATGAAGAAATAGCAAAGCAGATAGGGATAAGCAGATCCACGCTGGCGGAATGGAAAAAGAAATATGCACCAATTAATGCGGCGTTGGCAACCGGGAAAGACTTTGCGGATCGTCTGATCGAGAACAGTTTGTACAAAAAGGCCATTGGCTTTTATGCAAGGGAGCAAAAGGCTTTTAAAGTTAAGACTGTAGAATATGACGAAGCAACAGGAAGAAAGATAAAAGAGTTTGAAGAATTAAAGACGGCGGAAGAGGTCCACTATTTTGAACCGGATATAAAAGCAATCATATTCTGGCTCAAGAACCGTAAACCGGATATCTGGAAAGAAAAAGTTGCAGAGGCTATGGCAGATGATGAGGGAACTGGTGTTATTGTTTTGACGCCAACCCAGGTGGAGCAGATCAGCAAGGAAGTAAAAAAGGATGAGTAACCCAAGAATTGTATGGGCACCGCAGCCACGACAGGAAATTATGATGTCACGTCCAGAATTTGAGGCGTTATATGGTGGAGCTGCTGGCGGTGGAAAGAGCGATTATTTAGTAGCAGAGGCACTGAGACAAGTCCAAATCCCACAGTATCGCGCAATCATTTTCCGAAAGACTTACCCTGAGCTGGAAGACATCATAAGCCGCAGCCATGAGCTTTACGGATCAGCGTTCCCAAGAGCTAAATACAACGAAAGTAAGCATGCCTGGAGGTTTCCATCTGGCGCAATGATCTACTTCGGGCAAATGCAGCACACGAAGGACAAGCTTAAATACCAGGGCCGACATTTTGATTTTGTAGGATTCGATGAACTGACGCATTTTGCGGAAGAAGAGTATATGTATCTCTTTTCACGAGTTAGATCATCAGCACCTGGATTGAGAACATACATCAGGAGTACGGCGAACCCAGGCGGCCCAGGACATCCGTGGGTAAAAGCACGATTTGTGAGCATAGCGAAGCCGGAGACTAAGATTGTGCAGGAAGTGAATATCACCAAACCATCCGGTGAGGTGATAAAGCGTACCAGAGACAGGATATTTATCCCTAGCTCTGTGTTTGATAATAAGGCTTTGCTGGACAACAACCCGGAGTATATCGCATCACTGGCTATGCTGCCAGAAGCAGAAAGAAATGCGCTTTTGTATGGTGATTGGGATTCGTTCAGTGGACAGGTATTCTCAGAATGGAAAAATGACCCGTCAAATTATGAAAGCCGAGAATGGACCCATGTTATTGAGCCGTTTAAGATACCGGAAGGATGGCTGATCGGAAGAAGCTACGACTTTGGATATGCTAAACCGTTCTCAGTTGGCTGGTATGCTGTCGATTATAGCGGATGTGTGTATCGGATCCGTGAGCTGTATGGTTGCAAAGAGGGACAGGCAAATGTAGGACTGGAAGTGGATCCCGCAGAGCAGGCGCGGATGATCCGGGAAGTAGAAGAGACTGATCCAAACCTTAAGGGAAGAAAAATAGCAGGCATAGCAGATCCATCAATCTTTGATGTGAGCAGAGGCGATTCTATAGCGGACATCATGGCCCGAAATGGAGTGTACTGGAGCCCAGGCGATAATCATCGAATTGCCGGGAAAATGCAATATCATTACAGACTGGCATTTAATGCAGATGGACATCCGTTATTTTACGTTTTTAACACATGTAAGGGATTTATAAGGACGATCCCACAGCTGGTATATGATGCAAAGAACGTAGAAGATATTGACACTACACAGGAAGATCATATTTATGATGAGTGCAGATATTTCCTGATGCAGTACCAGATCGCAAAGCGTGCGAATGTAAAGAAAAAACCGCCGCTGGATGATCCTTTGGATCTGTATAAGGCAGAACGTGAAAAAGCATATAAAATCATTAGGATTTAGGAGCGAAAATGGACGAAGAACTTGTAAAAAAGAAAATTGGTAAAAAAGAAGTAGATGATGCTTATGCCAGGTTGCAGAAGTATAAAGAGGGAAAAGCAGCATTAGAAACAAGAATTGTAGGTGCAGAGGAATGGTGGAAGAATAACCACTGGCAGCGCTTTAACAGTGAATTTCGCAACGCAAATGATCCCCAGCCAGTGAGCGCATGGCTTTTTAACAGCCTGATTAATAAACATGCGGATTTTATGGACAATTATCCATGCCCGGCTATTCTTCCCAGAGAACAGTCAGATGAGGATACAGCGAAAATCCTTTCTCAGGTGGTGCCGGTTATACTGGATCAGAATAATTTTGAGCAAGTATACAATGACTGCTCTTGGGATAAGCCCAAAACTGGGACAGCCATTTACGGGGTCTTTTGGAACAAAGAAAAAGAAAACGGCTTAGGAGACGTTGACGTAAAATGCCAGGATATCATGAATATCTACTGGGAGCCTGGTATAAAGGACATACAGCGATCAAAGGATGTGTTTACAACAGAACTTATGGACCTGGATGAGCTAAAAGAAGCATATCCAGAACTCGAAGATAAAACAGTAGGCACAGGCGAACTGATAAAGTCAGAGTATATCTATGATGAGAACATCGATACAAGCAACAAGGTGCAGGTCATTGACTGGTACTACAAAAAAAGAATACTGCTTGCAACTGGCGGAGTTAAGACGGTGCTGCACTACTGCAAATTTATTCCGGGAATTGTGTTGTATGCATCTGAGGATGATGAAACATGCACTAATGGATGGTATGAGCATGGGAAATATCCGTTTGTATTTGATGTAATGTTCCCGGAAAAAGGTTCTCCAGCAGGGTTTGGATACCTGGATGTAATGGTAAATCCCCAGGAATATATAGACAAGCTGGATTCGGTGATACTCAAGTCTGCAAATTTGAGCAAACCGAGATATTTTGTATCGTCAGGATCAAATGTAAATGCAGAGGATTTTGCTGATTTAAGCAAAGATTTGGTGGAAGTATCTGGAACAATGGACGAAACCAAAATTAAGCAGATCCAGCCGCCACAGCTACCGGAATATGTTATCAACATGCGAACACTCAAAGTGGATGAGCTGAAAGAAACAAGCGGAAACCGGGATTTTTCTCAGGGATCCACAGCATCGGGAGTAACTGCGGCTTCAGCTATCGCAGCATTGCAGGAAGCAGGAAGTAAACTGAGCCGGGATATGATCAAAACTAGCTACACCGCACATGCAGAGGTTGTGACACTGATTATTGAGCTTATCAGGCAGTTTTATGATCTGCCTCGTTGCTATCGGATCACTCAGTCGAATGGTGATGCACAGTATGTGATGATGGATAAGAGCGAATTACAGGAACAGACAGCAACAATGATGGACGGGGAAATATTGACCAGAAGACCAGTGTTTGATGTCAAAATATCAGCACAGAAGGCAAGCCCGTATAGCAGGATCGCAAACAACGAACTGGCAAAAGAACTCTTTGGTATGGGACTGTTTAATCCTCAGCTTGCGGATCAGGCCCTTGCGGTAGTATCTATGATGGATTTTGATCGTAGAGAAGAAGTGATTAAAAAGATATCAGAGAATGGCACCATGTATCAGGAGATCCAGCAGTTGCAGCAGATATTAGCGCAGCTTGCACCGATGGTTGCTGAAATGACAAATAGACCGGATCTGATCCAGGCTGTTAATGGATTGATTGGAAACAACCAGATGGCTATGACAGATGTGAATGTAAACCAGGGAAATAGCATAAAGACAAATTCTTTAGGACAGGCAGTGAATACAGATACCAGCCAGGCAGGAAAGGCCAGGGAAAAGGCAGCTACAGCAACGGAGGTAAACCAGTGACAGAGATTACATTTGAAAACGTGCCAGGATACTTCCGTTTGAAGGTGGAAGGTCATGCCGGATACGGATGCGCTATGGGACTTCCGGAAGGACATGATATTGTTTGTGCTGCAGTATCTGCCATTGGACAGACGGCAGCGCAGTGTATGATCGACCTGGGAGAAGAGAAAGCAGTAGTGATACAGGACTTGCAGATCAAAGAGGGATTGATAGACATTCGTGTATTGGTCAAGAAGAAAGCACAGAAGCGTTTGAACGCGATGGTTTATACCATACAGAGAGGGTATGAAACATTAAGCAAATCTTACCCGGAATTTGTCCATATGAACGCAAAATCTGGGGTGGTAGAGAAGAAAAAATGAATGTGATACCATGAAAACAGAACGCGCGGGAAAGACCGCTGAATTTTGGACACGCAGGAAAGACTGCTGAGAGGAGCAAAATGAAGAGAATCATCGAAATGAACTTAAGACTTTTTGAAGGTGAAGGCGGTGGAGCCGGTGCGGCAGCACCAGCAGCAGACCAAACGGGAGAAAATGTCCAGAACACCACTGGAAGCGCTGGGGCAGAGGAAGGCCAGGAACTGGAAGAAACACCGGAAGAGCGGCAGGCAGGTTATGAAAAATTCAAGGAAAAGTATCGTGATCTGTATGGTAAAGACGTAAAAAGCCATATCGACCGAAGATTTAAGGATGAGCAACGGCTGCATGAACAGCTTGATTCATATACGCCTTTGATGTCATTGCTGTCTGAAAGATACGGAATCGAAGACGGAAATGTAGCAAAGATCATGGAAGCCATCGACAATGATGAATCTTTCTGGGAAGAGCAGGCTCTTAAAGAAAACATGACTGTTGAACAGCTGAAAAGAATGAGAAAGACAGAGGCTCAGAATAGACAGCTGGTTGAAAGCGCCCAGAGAGCGCAGCAGATTAGGCAGAGGGATGATATCTATGCCAGATGGGACCGAGAGGCTGAGCTTTGTAAGCAGCATTTCCCAGAATTTGATATGGCAAAAGAATGTGAGAATGAGACTTTTACCAGGCTGTTGGGTGCCGGAGTGGAAGTCGAAAACGCTTATAAAGCAGTTCATTTTAACGAGATTACACAAGGGTTAATGGCCCAGACAGAGAGAGATACGAAGAAAAAAGTTGCGGATTCAATCCGATCTGGCAATGGCAGACCGTCCGAAAATGGTGTGGGTGCCGGTAGCGCAAATGGAACGAAAGTGAGTGCATGGGATTTATCACATGAAGAGTTCCGCAAAGTCATGGAGCGCGCAGCCAGAGGGGAGACCATTACGATGTAGAAAGGAAAAAGCATGAAAAAGACTATTATTTACATGAATCTTAGATTATTTGACGCACCGGCGAATACAACTACAGCAGCGGGTATGTCTGTAGAAATGAAGACATTTTATGATCGCAATCTGATCGAGAATGCAGAACCGGAACTTGTGCATGATCAGTGGGCACAGACAAGAAACATTCCAAAAAATGGTGGTAAGACCATTGAGTTCCGTAAGTATGATCAGCTGCCGAAAGCAATGACACCATTGACCGAAGGCGTAACACCGACCGGTAAAGAGATGAACGTTACCAAGATCGAGGCAACGGTAAAGCAGTATGGTGATTTCATTGAGCTGTCAGATTTACTGATCTTAACAGCGATCGATAATAACATTGTTGAAGCAACCACCTTAATTGGATCTCAGGCAGGCAGAACCCTGGATACAATTTCGAGAGAAGTACTGGCAGCTGGAACTAATGTGCAGTATGCAGAGGGGCAGGTTACCTCCAGAGCGGCTTTAACTCCTGAAATGAAACTGACAGTTAAGGCTGTTAAAAAGGCAGTTCGATTCCTCAAAAAGCAGAACGCAAAGAAAATTAACGGATATTACTACGGAATCGTACATCCAGACTGCTCCTACGATCTTACAGAAGATGCGCGCTGGATCGATGCGGTTAAGTACAAAAATCCAGAAAGAATTTATAACGGGGAGATTGGAGAGATTGAGGGCGCTAGATTTGTTGAAACCACTGAAGCTAAAATCTGGGCTAAGGCTGGAGCTGCAAAAAGCACATCTGACACTACAAAGATTGATGTGTATGGAACTTTAATCTTTGGTGCAAATGCATATGCGACTACCAAGATTGAAGGTGGTGGTTTAAAGACCATTATTAAACAGCTGGGAAGTGCCGGAACAGGTGATCCGCTGGATCAGAGAGCTACTGTGGGCTGGAAGGCGCTCAAAGTAACTGAAATCTTAACAGAGGCTTATATGATCCGTATTGAGACAGCATCTACATTTAGCGATGGAGAAGCGAACTAAGGAGGTTTAAAAACATGGGAAGAACTGCAAAGGTAGAGGATGCAGTAGTAGAACAGGCTGCGGTAGAGGATGCAGTAGTAAAGCAGGATGCAGAGCCACAGAAAAAGGGAGAGAAGCTGATCAGATTCAAGATCCCGTTGGGAAGTGCAGATAAGGATCGTGCAGATGTTTTTGTTGCAGTAAACGGAAAGTCTTATCTGATTAAGCGTGGAGTACCAACAGAACTTCCGGAATCTGTTGTAGAGGTTCTGGAAAATGCAGAAGCTCAGCGTGAATATGCGATTGAGATTGAAGAAAGCGCAAGATACAAGGAGTAACTGAAAGGGGGCGGAAGATATGATAACTGTACGGGGAAGAGAATTGGTGATCCCGGTAGCAGAAAGACAGATAGGGACACAGTTCGATAACAATTCAGAAACCAGACAGTTTAAGATCAACCGCCTCACTGTAGGCGGTATTGACATATCTAACCTGGATTTTCGTATTGATCTGAGATACGGAAAGGAAACTAAGGATACTGATGTACTTGAAAAAGAAATAACAGATGAGCATGTGATATTGACATGGACCGTGAGTGCTGCCAGCGTGAAGCAGGTGGGAACGGTATTTATTGCACTTCGGGGATCAGATGATTTCGGAACCGTGAAGTGGGCAACAAATCAGGGATACCTGTATGTTGGAGATACCATAAATACTCCGGATGGTGCGGAAATGGCGCTGTCCGAACTTGAAAAACTGGAAAAACGGATTGACCAGAAGACTGAATCAATGGATGCTGCGGAAAGTAGCAGAGTGGAAGCAGAAAAGATCCGCCAGGAAAATGAATCGGCTAGGCTGAAAAATGAAGCAGAGTGGCAGAAGCAGGGTGAAGCTGCGGTAGAAGCGGCTAAGACAGCGACCGCAGCGCAGAGTGCAGCCAGTGCCAGTGCAGAGGCAGCGGCCGGAAGTGCTGGAACAGCTGGTAGCGCAGCGCAGACAGCAACAAAAGCTGCCAGTGTAGCCAGTGCCAGTGCAGAGGCAGCATCCGGAAGTGCTGGAACAGCCAGTAGTGCGGCACAGACAGCGACCACAGCACAGAATGCAGCCAGTGACAGTGCAGAGGCGGCATCCGGAAGCGCAGAAACAGCCAGTAGTGCGGCACAGACAGCGACCGCAGCCCAAAGTGCAGCCAGCACCAGTGCAGAGGCGGCAGCTGGAAGCGCGGAGACAGCTAGTAGTGCAGCTCAGACAGCTACCCAAAAAGCATCAGAGGCTAGTAGTAGTGCATCCGCAGCAGCATCTGATGCAAATGTGGTAAAAGGGCTGATACAGGGGCTAGGCGGATTTGACGGAAAAGCATCGTCTGTATCAGCTGTGGATCTTTTAGGATTATTAGGTAAGGAAAATGCGACAAGTACGGTCCAGGCGTTGATCGATGTGATAGCGGATAAGGTGCTAAATCAGCTGTTATTAAGAAGCAATGTGGTAAACAATGCATTAACAACGGAAGAAGGCTATGCACTGGATGCACGTATGGGAAAGTCCTTGCAGGATCAGATCACCGCTCAAAATAGTAATTTAGAAACTCTTGGAACAAACAAACTCAACACAGATAATCATATTTCCAAGGTAGTCTTGAATGCTAATAATAATGGAGTAACGTTTACG